TTCATCTCGGATTTGGAACGACGAGAAGTTCAGAACGCTCTCGAATAATGGGAAACTCGTCTTCCTCTTCGTTCTGACTCATCCCTCAATGACAATGCTCGGAGCTATGAGACACACCATCGCTGGACTTTCCTCAGAACTTGGATGGAGTGAGAAAGCCTTTAGGGAAGCCTTAGGGGAAGCCTTCGGGAAGGGTATACTAAAGGTTGACGAAAGGGCTTCATGTATCTGGTTCCCGAACTTTCTCAAGCACAACAAGCCCGAATCCCCCAATGTTGTAAAGTCTTGGGGCAAGGCTCTTGATCTGATTCCTGAGTGCGAGATCAAGAATGAACTGATAGAATCTACGCGAAGAGCTACCCAAAGCCTTCCCGAAGCCTTTGGCATAGCCTTACCGGAAGGCTTTCGTATAGTCTTTCAGAAGACCTTGCCTAATCAGGAGCAGGAGCAGGAGCAGGAGCATAAACAGGAACAGGAGCAGACTCTCTCGGCGGACAAGCCGCCGGATTATGGTCGCCATTCCGAACCCGTTCAAATCGAATATTCTGAACCATTCAAGATATTCTGGTCTGCATATCCTAAGAAGGTTGGCAAGGATGCAGCATGGAAAGTCTGGAAGGCTAATAGGCTTGACGCTGCAATCGAACAAGTCCTCGTTACGCTTGGAGCGACAAGGAAGACTCAGGACTGGTTAAAAGAGGCCGGAAAGTTCATTCCTCATCCAACTACTTGGCTTAATCAGGGACGATGGAAGGATGAAATCGCATCCCCGGTTACTCCACCTGAACCTGAACTTGTTTGGGTGAAACGCATGGATGAAGACGGGAGCGAGTTCCCTGATAGCGTCTATGAGCCATTTAAGAATCCCAAAGGATGGATGCAGGTTCCTAAGCGGCAACCCAAGCACGTTATTCAATGAGCAAAGAAGATGGGTTCCGTCCACATTCTGACGATATGGAGCGGGCGCTGATGACTTGCTTGCTGATAGACGATCTTGCATACTCCAAAATATCGTCTATCATAAAGTCGCCTGACGCCTTCTATGATCGCAGAAAAGGTTATGTATTCTCGGCTATCAAGCACCTGTTTGATCGTGGTGAAAAGATTGATGTAATGACCATAGCGATTGAACTTGAGGCTATGAAGAAGTTCGACGAGGTAGGTGGCGAGTTGGCGCTTGCTCAGATGTCTGGTGAGGTAGCAACCTCAGCGCATATTGAAAGCTATGCGAAGGTAGTTCTGGATAGGTGGATAGCGCGAACGGGAATTATAGCAGCCCAACAGTTCATGGAAAAACTAAATACAGCCAATCTACGCGAAGAGGTTGAGGAGTCTATTTCCAATATGGTTGAACGGCTATCGAAGGCCGTTGGAATGATAACCGGATCATCATTGGTTGAGGTGGTTAAATACTTTCCCGAAGTTTTGGATGAGATCAAAGCAGAATCGAAGATACCGCCGGATGAGCGCGGATTCAAAACCGGATTCCCGTTTCTGGATAAGCGCAAGGTTCTAAGGCCGGGCAGACTCACCATGATTCTCGGCGGAGCATCTTCCGGCAAGTCTGATACTATGATGAATTGGGCGCTTAATGCTTCAAAGCGGATTCCAACTGTTTTATTCTCTTTGGAGATGGTGAAGCGTGAACTTATAGTGCGAATGATAGCCATGAAGACCGGCAATAATTCAGACCTTATTGACGATAACGCGGTTGATTTAGACGCGGAATTTTGGGACAAGAATTTCTTAGATAACAAGCTCTACGTAGATGATTCTACCGGAGCAACCACACTGGACATTAGAGCTAAAGTAGCTACACTTTCAGCACAAAAGAAAGTAAAGCTCTTCTTTATAGACCATATGCAGCATCTCAAGTTTCATACCAAACATAGTTCCGACAACGAGAATTGGCGTTCGATCACCCAAGAGTTGAAGCGCATTGCCAAAGATTACGACGTTTCAATTTGCCTTCTGAATCAGTTAAGCCGAGAGGGACAGCGAGCCGGTAAGGATGCTCAGATGCACCATTCGCGGCAAGCCGGTGATGAAGATGCGGATATAATGGTCTATCTCTGGAGAGCATTATGGCAGAAGGAAGCGGATTACGATAATATCCATTGCAACGTGCGAAAAAACAGAGGCGGTAGGCTTGGGCGTGTCTTCATTGGTTACGACATGACCAATGGAAGGCAGCACGAGAATGAAGATCAAAAACCGTCAAGCTACGGGATAAAAACCGAAAACGCTGATGATGAATCAGTCGGTCAATTTGACGATCAGGGGAATCCGCTACCATTTTGAGGAATCAATGACCACAGTAACAAACAACAGAATTGATGCGCGAGTCGGAATTATACTCGCGGGTAAGGATAGTATCATCACGGTCGAACGATCCGGCCAAACCGTCACAATACCGAAGAGGACAACCCGTTTTGAGGAACGAAATGATTAAGGTAGAAGACCGAGAACTCCAAGCGAGTGTCGCCGTCTTTCTTCACGGCAAGGACAGCATCGTTATCGCCAAACGCGGGGATTCGACGGCGACTGTGCCGCTGTGGATGATAGTCAAGGCGGTCAAGGAAATAGACGCGCTCGGCAAGGTGGAGGGATACCTCTTGCAGAATGTTGCGAAAGGAAAGGCGGTAGCATGAAGCGCAAAAGGGGACGGAGACCAAAACAATGACCGACACTTGCAATATTGAGGGCTGTGAAACACCGATCAGTCCTAAGAACAGAAGCGGCAAGTGCAAGAGGCATCGCAACCGAGACGTTTGGCGCAAGCGACGTGTAGAATATCTTGCGTTGCATCCTCAGCACGGAGGGCCGCCGCGAAAGGAATATCCCAAAATGCACGACGAGGGTATTCCGGCGCGTTCTGGTAAATCGGAGTCAAATACTACGAGTCGGAGTGCGGTCGTTGAACCTGGCGCAAAGGCACAAAGAATTGAAGGCAAAGCAGAACCTGCCTGCAAGGTCTGCGGCTGGCTTGGCGAGCATCCCGGCGGAGTGTGCAGCATGTGCCGAGGCTTCCAAGCTGAGGCCGCGCACTGGCGGACGCGGCATCCATCCGCACAGACCGCGACCATTCGCTCAATTTCCGGCAGTGGTCGTTTCTTCGGAGAGATAGGCAATACAAACCTTGTGGGGTCAAAATGACATTAAGCGAGCGAGTGGCTATTGCACGCGGCTGGAGTCCGCCCGGTAGCGAGTGGGCGAATAAAAAAGCCCGCCGATTCAACTTTGAAACCCAACGTTGGGCAACACGCTCATTCAAGAAATGCTGGATTAGTCCAGATGGACTTATATTTGAAAACAGCATAGGAGTCGCATATCCAGAAAGCCTTCCCAAAGGTTGCGACTACGAGCACGACATCGTGGCCTGCTTCCGCGACCTTGAGCCTGAAATACCTTATCTGCGCCTGCACAAATGCGGAGACGGAACTTGGAACGCCTATTGGGGCGACAGCGATAAAAACGTTGTCAATGCCGCCACGCCGAGCGCGGCAATCTGCGAAGTGATTTTGAAAGTTTAAGGAGTCGAAATGACAGCCAAACGCGCAAGGATGTTTCTGGATGCTGGAGGACGCAATGTATTGGGCGAAACCTACATTGACGCACTCCGCGCCATCATCGTGCAAGACGAGGAAATCCGTAAGCTGAAAGAATGCTTGACAGATGCGGTCGGAATCATCGAGGCTTCCGAATGCGGGGGCGGTTTTCATAAAGAGGTCAAAGCGGTGCATTTTCTTGATGACGCTCGCAACCTTTTGGGGATCGAGCCATGAGCCAGACGTTGAGCGAGCGCGACAAGCCCCGTGAATACGAATTACCCACCGACCTGAGCAACGAGCAACTCCGCAACATCATCAAAGGCATGGCGGAAGATATTGCTGAGATGGGAGCGCAGTTGGCGAACAAGCCGACCTGCAAAGAGTGCAAGTGGTGGGGAGATGAAGAGGATGAAGGACGCGCTCCCTGCACAAATCAAGATGCAATACTTGAAGCGGGCGATCCTGAAGGATGATTCCCACCATACTGCTTCGGATGTATTCATCACGAACCAAAGGAGTCTCAAGATGAAAAAGGATAAATGGGAATCACGCGAGATCGTCATCAACGCGCAACTGAGGATTCAGGTGCGCGGTGACGAACCCGACAACGCCAAAATTCTCAAGAAATTGCACCTTGATTGTTCGATTTATGACGATAAGTCATGGTCAGCAAAGCTGATCGAGGCGAAGGAGGCTGACAATGCCCAAGCTGACAGTTAAGGCCGTGCGCGAGCGAGCGGGGAGAATGGGGTTTACTTGGGCTGTAATGATATTCAAAATGCCAGATAGCACAAAATTCACGGGCGTTACCGTCGTTCGCAATGGGAAGGGATATTCGGGAAGCGTCGAGCAGGTGAACGCCTATCTGGACTCAATCGAAAAGAAGGAGGAAGTAGATGAATCCGCCCGAACAATTTAGTGACGAATGGTTCCTTGTCGGGAATGGCAAAAAAATCCATCGTGTTAAAAATGGGAACGCTCTGTATTTCTCGTATGCGAGTTGCGGCATAGGCGGGAACATCTACGGAGTGCAAGAGTCTTTCTATTCAAAATGCAAGACTTGTCGTAAGATGGAGTCCAAAAACAAGGAGGAAGGGAAGTGAAGGACGTTCCTGAATGGCTGAAAATGATAGTTGCGGTAGCCGCGCTATCACTCGGTTTCTTTTATGCTTTCAAATGGCAAAGCACTATGGTTCAGCGCGACGCTCTTCAGGCGACCTGCGACTCGCTGCAAGCCGTCTGCGATAGCCTTGAGGTGGAGTTGGCGCGGAAGGGATTTGGCTACGATGCTGGACACTCCCTACATGCTGTCTGGCAGGAAAACAATATCCCCAACTTCAATTGCACCGAGATCGTGTCGTCCACCCGCGACACATCTTATTATCGAAAGAAATGGGATAAATACGGCTGGATAACATGGGAGTATTTGGATCAAGAGAAGACGCATTGGCGTATGCACCTGGTCACTCCCAAACCCACGCGCTAAGCGCAGGCGTAAGCCAGAAAGGAAAGACAATTTTGCGAAAGGAGAAAATAATCCACCTGACCGCTTGAAAACAGACTGAGTATTAGTTAGATTGATTGTGGTTTTCGGTTAGCTACCGATTAAGGACGGCGGGAGAGGAGCGACCTTAGACGTGGCCTCTCCCCCGCCCGCCACGTTTATCTAAGGACTCCCCAATGTCATACGCAGCCCAAGATTTAGCTTGGCCTCTTACAGGATTATCCTGTCCGGCCAAGTGCGTTTTGATGAACCTTTCCTATCATGCGAATAGCGAAACGGGCAAGTGCACGCCTTCCTATGAATTGATTGCCCGCGAGTGTTGCGCGTCACGTCGAACTGTAATGCGAGCTATGAAAGAGCTTGCGAAAAAAGGATTTGTGATTAAGCGGAAGCGATTTTTACACGACCGTCGAATGACGAGTAATTGGTATGAATTGAAGCATTTTAAGGCCGAAGTGGAGTGTCAACCTGTCACCCCAGAGGCTCAAACCGTAGTGCCAAATTGACACCCAAACACGTAATACTCTTACTCTGAGAGAAGAACTAACTATGAGAGAGACTCTCTAACTATTAAGAGGACGAAATTCAAAATCGTTTTCCGTTTTAACTCAAACGAAGAGGCCGCCACAACGACGGCCTCTTTCTTCCTATGCCTATTCCGTGTCTTCGGCACCTTTAACTTTCGCCAAGAGAGCTACTTTACGTAGATCAAGGCGAACCCCCACGAGGCTGCCATTGAACCTCGCCCCTGCCTCAGTTGACCGCCGTGAGCGGACGGCTCAGTTATTCAGCTTTCCTTAATAACTCACCTGCCTAATATCTCAAGGTCAAACTCCAGAATCCCTTTCAGTCGCTCCATGAACTTATCGAACGCGACCGCGCTTGCCAGAATCGCTTTGTGACCGTTCAGCATCCCAACTGACGATCCCACCAGAACGCAACCGACCGAATCAGTCTCTGTATTGCCCTTGTGGAATAGCAACCGGCTATGGCCTTCTACGCCGGTAATTTCATAGGTGTCATAGTTGCCGCGTTCAAAGTGGGTTTTGACGCACTTGAACGTGCCCGCGGGAATGATAGGCCGCACGTCGTCAAATGTGCGCTCAAGCGTGAAGGCGACCAGATCGGCGTCAAACCACAACTCTCCAAAGCAGCCATCAGCCTCGATGCTTTTTGTCAGGAGTGTTGCTTTCACTTTTTCTTTCTCTGGCTGCGTGGCGGGCGGCGTGACAGTTTCTTTGGCTTTTCGCGGGAAGATAACAGGCTGCCGATGGGATAAGTTCCATCTGGCCGTAATCCAGTTGCAGATCGTTTCATTGACCTTTCCGGTTGAGTTCGACAAGTGCTAACGACAAACATTCGACCGCTTGTTCTGAAAGTGTGTCGTTGAGAGTTCCCACCTCAAATGATTTGTCCAGAACCTCGTGAAATAAATGCAGATGGAGCAATTCGTGAACGAGCGTCTTTTCGTGGTCAAGCGGGAAGTCCCAATCTACTGCATCTATTGGATTGAGTAGGCGTATCAGTGATTTCTTAGATGCAGTCTTAAATGTATTGTCGCCACACTTATCGAGTTGACGCACAATTTTAGCTTTTACTTCCCAATCCTGCAAGCGTAGAATCTTCTGCCAGTAGGCAACAGCCGCGTCGAGTTCGGCCTGAGTGGAGTAGTTCACGCCTCGCTCGGCGGAGTTGGTTCTGATCCCTTGCCCGGCGTTTCACCGACGATTGACTGCGTCACCTTGCCCGCGGTCACGCCCAGGACCAGTATGATGATTGATTCGGGAACGACCGGAAACGCCCGATTCACATACGTCAGATAGGCGATTCCGACAGCGACCACAAGGCCGATTATGAGCATAATCAGGCGCATGGAGCTTGAGTTGCCGGATGAATCTTGAAGAAAGTTCGCCATTGTTACGGTCTCTTTGATAGCCAATCGTGACCGTAGCGATTGAACGAGGAGACGATCAGATCAATAGCCCAACCGAAGACAATCCCCTCAAGCGATTCCGGCACGAACGGAATATCAATCACGTCGTTCAGCAGTTTTACTGCCATGTTACGCTTGTCCTGAGAAGACCCAGTTGTCAGGGTTTTCTCTACGAAGATGACGGTTGACTCGATTTTGTCAAAGTCAATTCGCGCCAGTGTTTTTTTCAGCCATTCGATCATTTTTCGTCCTTTGATTTATGGAATACTATGATGAGGAAGGGTAGCAGGGCAACCAACATCACAAGGAAGAGACTGAGGAAAGTCCTCCGTTGTCATGTTACCAAGCTCCAAGTAGTTTCGTTGCGAGCGCGCCCATGACGGCAATGAATATAACGCCAGTCATCCATTTGAGAAGATTGTAACCAGACAAGAGAACGCCTACTTGAGCTTTCAGGCCTTCCCTGCCATTACCGTAGAGTGTCTCGTGATGCTCGGTCAAGCGACCCAATACCGGCTTCGGTTTGTCTTCGAATATATCGCGCAGTTCTTCGCGTTCCTCGTGGGTCATCTTGCTCTTCCCCAATAATATTGGATGCGACCCCATACCATGGGACCGCCTTGATTTGACGATGGCAATACACTCCACGCGCCAATCCCCGATCCGCCCCACCATGTCACGCCGCCGTTTTTAAGCGCCCATAGGCGAGGCCGGTAGTCGTTCGCGGCAGGGTTCTTAAAGTTGGGAGGAAAGGTTAGATCGGTCGTCGCCAACGCGCCCGAATAGTTGTTCGTATTGGCGTAGAAGTCGTTGTAACCTTCAGTCAGGGTCGCACTCACATTGATTGACATGCCGGTCGCAAAGCCATAGACGATGTTGTTCTCGAAGATATTTAGGTGCGCATGACCGATGGCATATCCGACACCAGACCCGATCAGTTCGCCGTCAAGTGTGCAATTCAGAACGGAATCACCATCTGCATCGGCAGCGATGTTGATAGCATACTTGCACGAATCAATCGTCAGATGGTCGAACCTCGCGCCGTCACTCGTGCTGCTTGCTGAGACCCCGTAACCGGCTGAATATCCCACAATGTCCAAGTAACTGTATTTCGCAGCCGAAGCACAAGTGATAGCCGTAATGCCCGCCGCTGCCGGCAGGTTCGCGCCATACATGACCGGCCTGAGTCCAAATCCTGAGTATTGCCCTTGAATAATGAGGGCTTTGGTTCCTGTGCGCGTCTCTTGATACTGACCCGCGCCAATCTTGATCGTATCCCCCGCCGTCGCATAATCCGCAGCGGCTTGCAGGCTTGGGAAGGGTTTAGTTGATGCTCCTATGCTACTCATTTTCGCATAGACCGCAGCCACCTGTGCAGGTGTCAAGCATGTCCCTTTCCAGAACATTGCACAGGCAATGTCGCCATTAAAGTAAGTTCCGGGAATTGTGGTCGCGCCTATGGCAAAATTAGCTCCAGCATTTGTAAGAGTTCCTTGATCTTTTATTGTCGTATCTTCATAAGCGCCATTAAGAAAAAGCCAAGTCTTTTTGGCTGTTGCATCCCAAGCCATAGTTCCAAAATACCATTTATTGGCAACTAATGTGGTCGTTCCAAGCGACGTATTTGCTGGCGTGACTCCCGATTGGGTTCCGCAAGTTAAGTAGGTGCTAACGGCAAAGCTATAGCCGGCAGCGGCTCCCCGTTTACCCATTAATCTTTGACTCACTGTCGGTGTCGCCGTCTTGAACCAACAAGCCATAGAAATATCGCCGGTCGTAACGTCGAGGATATTGCCGTCATTGATGTAGAGGTAGTTCGCCGCGCCGTTGAAACTCTGTGAACTTTGATTGCAGGCGACAGGGCTTTCATCCAAACCTGGAGGATTCAGCATTGTCAGACCTGCGGGAGACGCCGATGTGGGCGATAATAACGAATCTCCCCTGTTTCTGACTGCCCCGCCGAAATTCAGAGTATCATGATCCACGCCATCGGCCAGATACCAATATGCGCTGGGCTGCACCGGCAGGCCTCCCACACCCCAAACAATTGCTCGATAGTCCATATTCGGAGAGACATAATAGGTCGCCTGCCCGAATGCCAGCATAGGCAGCAAAAGCAGGGCGAGAATCCACTTACTCTTCATCATTCCACCCATTCTCTTGCAGATACTGGATAGGTGACTCGTCGAAGGTCGTCTCAATCCCAAGCTCGCCGATCAACCGCATTTGCTCCTCGCTGAAAGGCACGTTGCTGTTCTCATTCACGAGCAACTTGTTTTCAGTTGGATGCTTCCGAGGCACTGGCAATTCTGGGAAGTGCTCCTTCAGAATCACCCACTGTTCCGCATTGCAGATGATGTATCTCATACCAAGACCCCTAATGCGCATCCAAGCGCGTTAAATGATAGGCGCGTCATTGCCGCGCCGAAGAGACAAGCAGGAGGGCCGCCATCATTAGGGGGAACCTATCTTGTTTTTTAAGCATTTGACAGCCCTCCAAGGTTAGTGCTTCTTACGGGACTTGCCCGCTTCGGACATGGCTATCGCAACGGCCTTTTTGCGCGAGGTCACCTTTGCCCCATGTTTGGAGCCGGAATGCAACGTGCCGTGCTTGTATTCCGCTATGACCTTATGGACTTTAGCTTGGCCTTTCATCAGCGTTCTCCAATGAGTTGAAAGTCAAGATATACATCGGTTGTTACCGCCGATGATGCCCAAGTATTGACAGCAACCGTGCGAATGTAAGCGCCTCGTAAAACCCGTAATGGATACAACCACTTACGGGCAGAATAGACAGCTTTGGCCTTTGCAGGTATATCCTCAAACGTCCAAACTCCATAGTCGGAGCGATTGTAATTCCCGTCGGCTACAAAACAGTTGCTACTATCTGCGTTCCAACAAGCCAATCCGGTCGTGTCGTAACAGACTTCAAACCGGATGGACGTTACAGCAATCGAGTCGCCTGCTCCTGCCGATCCGCGAGGAGTAACAGTAAGCGTGAACTTGTCTGGATTGTAGTGCATCGCTTGAAGATTGCTTTGCCAGGCAGTTGTTGAAGGCGACCATCCAATCTGTTTCCATTTACTTGTTTTTGCGGTATTGACTACTAACGTATCTGTCCATGAGTAGATGAGCGGAGCAAGTTGCCCCGTAACCGCCTCCGCTTGAGACACTGCGCCGGTATTAGGCAGTTTATCGGAAGTGTCTTGACCGGTAATCTGGCCGAACGCCGTTGCCGCGAAGCAGACGGCCAGTATGACTAACAGAAATGCTTTCATTGCGTTGTTCCTTTAACTCGAAATTGATTGAATATCTTATTGAAATCCGGCGACCTGAAGCCGGGAACCTTGCGGGATAACTTATCCATTGCAGAACGAGTTGGTTCGTCGGCTTTGACCCACTCTTGGTAATAATAAAGCGCACGAGTTCGCGGAGCTTTTTCTGCAAGATTGAGCCAGAATGTCGGGATGTCTTTTACCGACTGTAACCGCTTGAGACGATTCGTTAAACGGTCTTTATCCTCTTGAGATGCGCCTTTAATTACCTTCCGAGCCGCACCTATATCACCAGATTTATAGGCATCATCAAGTTGCCTGTTTTGAGTAACTCGCCGCGAATTTTCCTCAACAGTTAGCCGCTCAAGGTCATCATACTTTTTAGAATTAGGATTAGTCTCTTTAGTGAAACGACGCGCAAACGGCACGTTGTTCATTACCAATTCGTTCAGTTTAAGAGCATCTTGTCCCGTCAGTAACGATTGCGTTGCCGCGTAACCCGCCCCGACAATATCTTCATAGATGTTGTAGTTGGTTCCAATCTTGGATAGTGCGACTCGTGTTCTCTCTGGTGATATTCCTAAAGCCGCGCCCAACTGTTTAAATGATTCCGGCGTCTTATCGGTATATTCCAATTCGGGTTTGACTCTCTCCCCGCGCCAAATAGGTTCCTTTGTCCACCAATCCTCATTGCCTAAATAAGCCAGCACCATTTCAACTGTTGGCGTAACAGCGTCTATATTCGCAGGAGCCATGCTATTGATTCGATCCATTAAGCGCAATGTTGGCAACTTGCCATCGGTAGCCAATTCCCCCATCGCCTCAAATACTCCTGCCCAAAGGCGCTGCGATTGATCTTTAGGAATTTTGAAGTAGCGATAAATCTTCTGACCCTGATCATCCATTCGGTAAATAGGTATCGTTATGATCCAGTTGTTGTCTTTATCGCTATCCGAAATCTGCGCCCACGCTTCAGGGTTAATCTTGCGATTAGCATAGTAAAGCCCATAGGCTAATGCACCAAGTTGGGCAAGTTTCCACGCAAACACTTTTGGGTTATTCATCGCCGCCCAACCAAGCCTACGAGTGCCTTGAATCGAAGCATTCAGATAAGGGATACCCATGTCTAAAGCCTTCGATAAAGACCCGCCTTGCGAAAAGTCGAGATAATCCCGCGCTACCGCCGTTGCCTGTTCTGCGGTTAATCCTGATTTTAATGCGCGTTCGCGCACGGCAAGGCGCGTTAAGATTTCAGATGTTTCACCCATCCACCCAAGAACATTTTGAATTTTGCCCAATGTCTCGTGGGTTGCAATATCACCACCACCAAGTTTAAACAATCGTCCTTGATGTGTCATAAACTCCATTCCACCACCTTCACGCACAAAATCACGGTAACGTCCACCTCGTGTTATTGCGTCATGGAATACTGAACCCATATCGCCCATCATTTGAAATACATACTGCGGAGTGAATGAACTATAAACCGTCTTCCCGTATTGTGTTTGTCCGGCTATGGTTAGATAGATGTGCGCAATATCTCGTGCAAGGTTTGCAAACGCGAACTCAGGGTTATAGCCGGTAGCCATTGCTTTGAGTGGCTTGGTTCCCGTAATCCAACCGACCATGTTTGCAACTCTCTGACTCACCTCTTTGGGTTGCCCAATCCATTCATTGCCCAACTCTTCGGGCATATACATATCGTAACGTTGCCCGTTTTCAACCGCGCTTATTTGAACCTTGCCGGAAGGTATCTTGCCACTATGAAGACCGGGAACTGGATTCCCTTTGCCGTCAACCTTCGCTGCCTCTACAATCGGATTACCGGGTTGATCGCGTGCAATATCAAGCAATGACTTAGCCGCTCGGTTATTCCAAATTCGGCTATTCGTTCTAATCGTTGACTGCCATAGCAAATACTGAGGATTATTGACGAGCGCCTGAATGCTTCCTTCGTCAAGTTTTGGAATCCCACTATCGGTTACGCTACGGGTTTTGCCTTGATACGACACCATGCGTTCGCCATCGAAATCTACATGCTGGATAAACTTACGCGGAGCATACTTGGCATACTGCGACAGGTTGTCGTATTGCTCTTGGCTGAGTAGCCCGTCCTTCAACAGCGCATCAAGGTTCGACCGCATGGCTTCATGGAAACGATTTGCGGCCTCGCGGATCTTCATGGTTTCATTAGCGCCCCATTCGGACTCGCGATATTTTATCCAATCGGAAGCAACGTCTCCGCCTGCATCCGCTGAATGCTTGAGCGACTGCGCCTTTTTTAATCTCGCCTTAATGTCGGCAATGGCTTTCTCGCCGCGCTGATTAAGGATAGCATCATCGAGTTCCTTGCCGAATGTTGTAATTCTATCATCTAATTCAACGGTTCGCTCGGCTTGCAGATACGACCCAAGCCTGTCGCGCTCTTCGGGAGTCCACTTTTCTCCGCCGGTGATGTTGTTCCATTGCTCCTGAGACAGCCGCTCGCCTTCCGCTGTCGAATGTTTGGTGGAGTTAAGGCGCATGATTGCCTCTTCGCCCTGTTGCCCAAGATTGCGAAGCTCCGCCTTGACAGCCGCAAACGAGTCCGTCCACGCACGTTGTAGTTTGCGAACTCGTTGCTCGCCGGTTACAGTCTGCTTGGCCTTGACATCCTGCCGTTGCTTTTCAAGCATGGCCTCAAACTTCTGCGATCCCGTGCGTTGCGATTCGGGGATTTGCGATATTGGAATAACTGACTCGCCCTTTGAACGATTCATCTCCTTGTTTAATTCATCAAGAAATCCGCCCTCCCGTCCAAGTGATTTTACGCCTTTTACAACTTCTCCGAGTGGGTTTGAATAAAGGGTTACATCGCCGCGTCCTGCAATATCTTGCGGAGTCTGAATCCCACCAGTGCTACCTACCGGAATATCAGCGTTGGTTGTAGAGATAGGCGTTTTCGCAACCTTACCACTTTGGAGTAATTTCACTGGGACTTTTGATTTGCCGGGATCGTTCAGCGTTGCAGTTCCGTAAGAATTGAGGCTTGTAATCTTACGTTCTTTACCGCGATACATCACCTTGTCGCCAACTTGGAATGTCGCTACGGGCGCTGCCTCAGTTCCACGAGCGGGCTTCGCCTCTGGCGCTGGCTTGGCAAGGTCGGGAGTTTCCTGCGAAACAGGCACTTCGGCGGGGTTTATTTCTCCGGGTTTGATTTCCGGCCCAAGTGTAACCTGAGACTGGAGCGAGCCTTCCGAAGGAATTGGTGGGCGACCACTTATATCGCTTGGCAAAATCCTTTGCGGAGTCTCTATTGCCTGATTAGGAGGATTATAGGGGTCTTCACCAGTTAATCTTTGCTGCGCTTCGCGCCCACTTTGAGTTGCAAGTATTTCGCCCGCCGTTTGCGGCAACTTTAATTCCGGCCCTAATGTCACATCAGCACGAGGCCGAGTAAGATTTTGCTGAGGAGTTATCTGCTCTAACTTGCGTGATGTTGGAGTAGGATTATTAACGTCAAGCGGAGGCGGAAGCGTCTCTTCGTGTCCTTGTCGTCTCGCCTGTTCGTTCATAGCGGCAATGTTGAGTCTTATTTCGCCAGCATTACGCGGCAAATTAACAGGTTCTGTATTGCCCTTAAATGCGGGTCGTTCGCCTTGAACGGATAAATCGGGAGCTTTGAATCTTGCTGGAGTTTCAGGTAGTGGTTGTCCTTTTAGACCAAAAAATCCTCCAAGTGCATAATTGAATACTTGTTCTGGTGCGGGTGATTGGGCAATAGTTGAAGGTAATCCACCTACCGCCGCAGATGTTGCCACACGCGCAGCCGCATTTGGAATTGCACTCGCCGCGCCAAACCCCGCACCCATAGACGCACCTTGTCCGAACTGTTTTGCACGCGAAAGAACATCATCTGCAACCGCATTCCCAATGCTTTTATCTGAAGATGCCATTCCTACAAACATCTGTTTAGATTCGTCTGGCGACATAGCGGCAAATGTAGCCCCAAGTCCAACTGCATTCGATCCGGCGCGGGTAAGTAGTTGGCCTATTTTATTAGCGACTACCTTTTCTCCAAACTTGGCAACCACCTTTTTCTCGACCATATTAGTCAAGGCTTTAGCCAGAGTTGCAGGAGCACGTCCTCCTCCAGCGCCTACTATGAACCCGCCAAGTGAGCCAAGTCCAGTTGCTATTGCTTCCGCCGCGCCTTTAGGCGGAGCAACTCCGTCATAAAGAATAGGCTTGAAATAGCCAAATGTTGCTTCATTAACCCACCCGCGAATAAAGTCATCTACGACAGGCATCTTATCGTGGAATTGTGCGTCCCATGAATTTGTCTGTCCGGCCTTTAATCCGCCTGGAGCTTTTGGCAACACAATTCCAAGATCGCTGTAAGTGCGAGCAAGGAAATTGCGCGTTGCCTCATCTGCATTAAGCCCCTTTGATTTAGCATAGGGCAATAATTCATTGGCAACAAAACGCATACGGATAGCATTCCGCTTGTCGGGAGTTAGGTATTCCCATCTTGGATTAGATGTTATTTCATTCCAAGTTGTCATTGACCTATAAGCTCTTTAAGTGGGTCTTCGACCGGAACGGCATTTTCGTCAAAATAAGAGTTTGAACTTGATGGAGCATTTGGCTTCAAAAACCCCGCTCCTCCGGTTGTCGGAACTGCATCCATCAGCGATCTCTTGAGACGGTAAAGATATTCATATCCCTTAACCATATCTGCATCAACTAAAGGTTTGCCGCTTGCATCCTTCATTACAACGAAATGACCCTTGTTGTCGAAGGATTCATCTATTAGTCCTTCTTCCATCATTCTCTTATCAATAGCAGAAAGATCGGATTGGATTTTGCCCCATGACTTGAATGCGGTCTGTTTGGTTGTAATATCATAGTAACTGAACGGGGTGGAAGCGGTAATTGCCGTAGGTTTATTGGTTTTAGAATCAATAGCTACGGTTGGGGTTTCCAGATTTGTCCCAAATGTATCGTTGTATTGCTTGAAGAATGAGTTCATTGCACCTTGCGAAATCAACTCGTCTGGAATAGCTCGCGTATTAAGAGAGTGCATTTTCTCTTGAAGAGATTGTTTAGTAAGTTCAGAAGCAACCCAATCCTTTGTTCCCATTTCGGGAAGGAACGGTTCGTTTATATCCTTAAATGATTGCGCCATTGCGACTTGTTCTACCGGAGAAAGGACGCGAGGATTTTGTCTGAACTCTTCGACCTTTTTTCTGCTTGGTTCAAGTTTAGATTCAGTTAATTTCTGTTCACTTTCCGCCTTCGCCGCTCTCGCCGCTTCAAGTTGCATCGCCGTAAGGTCTTTTTTCTGATCCGCCGCCGCCTTATCCGCCGCCGATTGACGGCCTTGAGCCAATCCAAACGCAAACTTAGTCGCCTGTTCCCGTCCAGTTGGCGACTTCATAGCACCTATAACCGGCAACCATTTGGCAATCATCTGCTCCTGAGTAGATGTCGTATCCTGAGCAAATTGCTGGAGCGCCTGAGTGAACATACCCTCATCGGCTTTCTGGTTGCGCCGATCTTGGATTTGGTTAAAGGCGAGGGCTGCACTTTGAAGGTCTTGGCCTATGGCTTGGAATGCTTCTCGCGGCCCCGTGCGACTGAATCGGTTGGCTGCCATTATTATTGCCCGCCAAAAAACGGATTATTGAAAGATGGGTCTGTTCCTTGCGTCTTACCGAATAAGGTTGATAGCCAATGCCATGCCCCTTTGCCTGCTTCCGTCGCGCCGAACGTGCCTATCCCAAGTCCAAGTTGGCCGATTGAACTAAGCACGTCCCAAATGTTACTTTGCGCGGCATCCCATTCTGCACCAAGTTCCTTCGCCTTCAACTCAGTTCCAACATTGAACTCGCGTTGTCCTTCACGGAATACTCCCTCTTGGCCAGCAAGCGAAGCCAGCCCACTTGACAGACTCTCTTGTGCGTTACCGAAAGCGTGTTGGCGCATAGCCTCTGCAAGGTTGGGATCGAAGCGCCCTTGACTTGAAAGAAATCCTACGCCTTGATCCCCAAATACGCCAGCGTTACGGAATAGCGTAACGCCAAGATTGTTTCGCAAAGCGGTGAACGGGTCTATATTGCCGCCTTTGTCGAATTGAAAGTTAGAGAACGGGTTGCTACCCGCGCCCCAAAAGTGTGTCCATGCGTCTGACATTTTATCTCCTAATCCGGGATACCCGGAATAACCTCGTGGACATCTATTCCACCACCAACTACTGGCGGAGGAGTTATCGTTGCTGATCCGCCGCCTTCATTAACAGTAACGGTCTGACTGCCAATGATTGCCTGCACGTCGCTTGCCGATTGAGCGTTGTCGTAAATATGCTGGAGTATTTCGCGCAAAATCGGGTCTTTAACCTGCCCAAGCCAGTTATGCCGGTTCATGGTCGCCTCTTCATCACAAGGAATTGCTGAACGATGCTATCAACCTCAAGCGCGGTAAGATTTGCCGCCGTTGTGACGCCGAATCCGATTGCGGTCTCGCGCATGGCGCTTGAACCACTACGCAGATAGCCCGTTCTACGGCGCACCTGCGTTGCGCTTACCGCGAGTGTGTTGGTCGAATTGGTAGCCGATCCTCTGTCTTTCCAAACCTTCGGCTGAAGCGTCGTGCCGGTTGCGATAAAATCCATCCAAACGTCCTTCGGAATCAGGCGCTCATCTGGATTATTCGCCACGTCAAGCTCGCGCCATTGCGGATCGGGGCTATCAATTGCACCTGCATCCGGCCAGACATAAACCTGAGTGTTGTCGGTAAAGAACACCTCGCCATCTACGCCGACGCAACTGGCATTCAATGCCGCTACGAACCTCCAGTCCTGCCAGTTCTTACCACCTTCCAAGTCAAAGACGAATATCTGAGTGCCGTAACTCACAAGCAGACAGCGATAGAGTGGCACGTAGATAATCTGTTTGATATTCGCCTTGAGCGTCTTCACACCGTAGTTGAGGGTGTCGAAATCGTCACGTATCGGGTCGGAAATCGGTTGCTCTGCATAGCCATCAAACAGGCGAATATGCCCAAGCGGGTCTTGCGATAGAACGCCTTTGATAAGATCGCCTGCCGCGCCTTCAGCAATCGAATAAACCGAATCCGGCTTGGTCGTTCCAATGTCTGTTATCTCGTCGCGCTTGCGAAGGATTCCACCGCTTATGTCGAATATGTCAGTGCCATGCGTTCCCTTGATAACGAGAGTTGAATCGTCTATATGCGCAATTCCTTGCCCGTCATACGAGAAATCGTAGTTGGTTCCCATGTCATCAGTAAAAGCGTCTGGAGTCACAATCGAACCAAGTCTCCGCGCTGATTTCATAAGACGATTTGGCCGTGTAACTCCGGCAAGTCTCACACCTAAAGCATAAATCTCATTTTGAAGAACAATTCCAAACTTATATGCTTCGGGAATCATGGTGTCTTTGGTATAGAGTTCAGTTCCGCTTCCGGTTGACTTGTATTGGGTTAAGGCGGTTCCAAGATTTGCCTCTGCGGTTCCCGCCGCCGCAAGTCCTGCTTGCCACATATTAAAATCAATCCAAGCATCTGGAATATCATGCGGAGTAGCCACACCCGCTGCAGAAATACTCCATATTGCTGTGCCTTTAAGAGCATCATTCCCAAATGCGTTTTCGCCTGTTGGTTTTGTCCGAGAAACCAATAAGCGTTTGACCTTATAATACTGAACAGTATATTTAGTGTCAGCTATGGTATTTTTAATACCCATATAACAATTCAATGCGGTTAATCTTGGACTTATCATGCCAGTCGCACAAATCTGCCAAGATTTAATACTCGGATGAAATTGTAGATATTGATAAATCTGCGCATTAACCGCTTGAACCGCACCAAGTATGTATGGAGTATCCGGTGTTTGATAAAGTAATTGTGATTCTTCAATATCATCATATTCAAAAGACATAGCTGTAAAAAATTCAGCATACGCTCTCGGTGATTCTGAATTGGGAATTAGTAAATATGGATTAAATATCTCGGTATCGCCAACACTTGCGAATGGTCGCCATCCAAGATCGTAGAGTTCCTGCTGTGTATATCCTAATCCAAGCACATCCGCTAATGTAATAGAAGTAACGGTAAATGTTCCAGTTGGAGGAGGAGCAGGTCTCTGATAATCCGAATGGTAATCCTGATACCGATTTGCCGCGTCGTTATTGAAAAAGTAGCGATCAATATATTGATAGACTCCGTTCCTTGCCGTAGATTCGCAACCGGCAAGTATGCGCAAAATCCCGCCATACTGCAAGGTTCTCATGTGGTCGTCGAATACCGTTGTCCACTGCCAACCGGAATTATCAATCTTGCGTTGTCCTTCAAGCAGAACGTATTGGTAGTTGAGACGCTTGTAAAGACGATTATCACTTGCCTGAATAATCAATATCTGCTGTGCGGAAAAATTCGTGCGCGGCATCAAAGGTTCTTCAGGCCAGACAGGAGTTACTTGCTGGACGCTTGACCCTGACGCATTGTAGAGACCAATATCGCAATGCAGATGGCAAAATACCTGACCGGTAGTGTCAGTTGTAGCAATGCAGTAGGACAAGCGCTTGCTGCTGTTGGATTCATATTTACGATAGGCCGCGAAATACTTGAAGTAACTCTTTGCGCCCATGTCCACAACCAAGTCGTATTGATGCGTTCCCGTAAAATTCGCCCGAAGGTAATTGCCCGCTTCTGCATCGCCGGAGGTGACTATCAGTGTCGCCTTGCGCAATACTGATGGTGACGCTTGAAGCGTGTAGAAGATCGTTATTTCGCCGTCTTTCGCCACAATGTCATAGCAGTTGTTTATGTCGGTAGTATTGATTGGCGTAGTAGTGATATTATAAAAGGTTGAAAACGTTCCATCGGAGTTTGCTACTGTAAGACGCAGTTTATCAGTAGATACAGTCGTGTAGAGACGGTAAAGAATATACATCTTACCGTCAACATCAATCGAAATTATCCCACGAGAATTAAACTTATCAGCCGGAGTCCGGGTTACGCTATCGTCATAATAATTAAGCCATGCAGCACCAACATAGGGAGCGAATGGCGGAAGGGAACCCACAGAATAATAAAACGCTTGCGACCAAAGCCTGCGTTCAGCACCAGATGTTTCCGTAAAGAATAGAAAGAACGAAGGAATGGAAAGGGACTCATTCCTAATGAACGACAGGGCATATATGTCAGTAGTTGGGACAACCGGATATTGGGTAATTGCAGTTCCAAACCATCCTCCGGCATCAATTGAATAATGGAATACGGTAAAGCCGGAGACAACATCCAGTATTCCCCAAAAACCAATGACTTGATCCACTCCGCCAACCGATACCAACTCAATATCCAAGTCGCGGGTTATGTTTAAGTCATCTTCTATGCTTGGATTCATTCCAGTAATTACCGCACCAGTGCTGAAATTGGCATGATAAAGATTTGAACCTATTTTCCAAGATTGCACAATCGTTTCGTTTGTGGTTTCATTGTGATATGACACAAGGAAATAGATTATCGTCTTGGCGGTATTCATCACCATAGAGAACTCAATCCAAGAGGCGTTGAGGTCTGCGCCTGCATTTGGAGTGATACTCGTAACGATTATGCGTTGTGCGTCTGCTCCCGGCCCCCCGGTAGGTGCAGGCCAAGTAACATCCAGTCCAGTCGTTGTTCTACTCGCCCTATGAAGGTAAAGCGTGTGTGTGTGCGCGGTAATCTGTTTTTCTACATAGGCAGTAAAGGTGTATTCGGTAGTGCCACTAATGCCCAACACAACCGTCTTACGCCCATGCGAGGAGTAAAGCTGGTGCGTGTTTGTGATCGCGGCAACTTGTTGATCGCCGTAGGTTACAAGCCCGTCAACTTCAAAGTCGGTAGTATGCTCATACTGCTTTGCGCGGTATTTATAGAGCGAGTCATACTCATCACGTCGAACAAACTTACCAGCAGGCAACCGGCGACCATCACGAGATATTGCCGCGCCGTCTGGATTGTCGTTTGCCGAGACCGCCCGGTTAATTCCCGGAAAGTCTCGCCGCGCACGAGTTATGATTCGTTCGTCATTCATGGCATTTGCTGTTGTAAGCGTCCACTTGTGCCTGACATGATGGTATTATTGTGCCGCGCCTGGAGTTCAAATAGAAGCGCAGGCGATTTATCCCCTGCGATATTAGCCATGTGCAGAACCTTCAACCTTAGACATGGATACTTGAGTAGAAACTTATCGGTATAGATTCTTGCAGGAACGCCCGGAAGCGTTCCCGCCGTTGCAATGATTAGTGTGTCGAATGTAGTGTTCATCCTTGACTTGAAGAGTGTGTCGGTCGTGACGAAACCGTAGTTAAATCCGCTATCAGCCAAAGTCTTATTATACCGGAGTGATTGTTCAACTGTTACAAACAAGGTGCAGGCCGCAGTTTGACTGACGAACATATTGACATTCAACGTCTCGCTTACAAAACCATCCAGGTAAAGGCAGGTAGTATCTAATCCTGCCCATCCTGCCAGATGTTTTATACCTGCACTATCAGGGAACAATCCAAGGGAGTCAATACCAAGCGTATAAACGCTATCACGCGCTGAATCCACAACGACAAGCGTGTAATAATTCAGCGATAGAAGATTCGCTCCGACATTGCGCACATCACTCGTCGAAAAACCCGATATGCCCATCGTAGTCGTAAAAGCTGTTCTACGTGGAACAATCCAAGCTCCACCTCTATTCTGATGGTCGCGCCCATTAACCACATATACAGCCGATTGAGCCGTAATCGCAGTAAGAAGCAACGCAAGTATGATTCTCCTTAACATCAATACATCTGAAGGAATTGGTTCTGCGTTTGAGGTTCTCCCTGAGACCTTATCTCGCGCCGTAGGTTAGCCGTCATCTCCTGATAGCGTCCTATTTCAAACTTGGCCTTATCATATTCGCCCATTCGGATATGGTAGAGATACTTGACATAGGCAATCACGCACTCCTCATGGTCATTCAAAAGCGCAGGCAAGCTATCAGAAGCAACGAGTGTTGCCGGATACTGGAAATATCCTACGCTGAAAGAAACTCCCGACGAGGCATTCGCGCCCGCAACTTTGAGGTAAAGTTCAGACGATGGACTGACGTAGTAGAGATAGCCAGCAAATCCACTATCTACCAAAGCCGTGTCATATCGTTGTCGCGTGACTGAATCGTAGATTAACCCATTTGTCGGATCAACGATATTGCCCATGCGCCGGAAGCGAGTCAGAATACTCAAGAGCTTGAACTTTTCATATCCGGCATCCGCAATCGTCAAGTTTGTTGAATCGGAGGTTGTTATCGAATCAATCTCGTAATCGTCAATTCCGAGCACATAGACGTTTGCGCCATCCGCATAGGATGCCACTCCGGTAATCGCGTCAAGTTGAACTGCGATTGCTGTTGCCATAGCCGAGTTGCTTGCCGCCGCCGCGATTATGATTGGATAAGCAACTCCAGAAACAGTAATACTAATTGCTTCCATTGCCAAAACCGAGTAGTCCACCACAGTCAACATTCGCTGCCCGGTCAATGAAGTTGTAGCCCAAAGGCAGTTCGTGTCCCTACACGCCTTTGCAACGGCCTTGTTGATCCATCCAAGCAACCGCCAATGTTCGACACGAGCGTTTGACGGATCGTTGATCTCGTCGCCTATGTCCCTGTAAAGTTCAGCGACTGTTGGCATTGGACAACTCCTTCATTGTTTTGCCGATGAAGCGATAAAGCCCACTTAATTCCGCCGTAATCGGCTTTGTAAGCCCAACCTCATTCCCAAGCATCTGAAGCCATTGCATATACCGAGCAAATGCTTCCCGTTCATTTGCTTCGTCGCCAATCGTTTGATAGTAGAGTGACGCTACACCTTCCACAATCAACTGGTCGTAGTTATTCAGAAGCCCACTCGGAGTCTCAATCCCACTTGCATAAACGATAGTCGGATGCGTCTGACTGTATTCGATAGTGAGCGTGTTCGATGCTGCAATAAGTGGCAGGATGTAAATTTTGCGAGCCGTGCTATACCCAAACAGATTGTATAGGTAAAGACCAGTTACGGAATTGCCAATGATGTTGACACGATAACCCTGATACTCTTGGCGGTCAATGACAGGACGGTAAATTATGCCGGTTGTCTGGTCGGTTACGGTAAGGATGTGCCATAATACCGAACTGCCATTGTCAATAGTCAACTTCGCCGTATCATTTGTAGTTACCGATGAGATAGTCAACCCATTGATTCCAAACAGATAGACGTATGCGCCATCTGAATACGCTCCCACTCCAACAAGTGCATCTAATTTAGTCGCAACGTCTTCTGCGATAGCCACAACGCTCGCTCCGGCAGCCGTAATGGTTCCACCACCACCAGCAACTGTGACTGTAACGGTTTTACTGGCAAATCCCACAACTAAGACTTGAAGCCGATAACCCTGAGCAGATGGAGTAGGAAGGGCATAACTTTCCGCTCCCGTTCCCACAATCGCTCCACTCGTCTGCAAACAGTCGGTAATTTTTGCCGCATCATCGCAGACTCGGTTTATCCAAGTCAAAATATCCGATCCCGCAACACTTACCGCCGCATTCTCGTCGTGGTTAGGATCGTTTATCCTCTGCGAAATCAGAGTGTCAAGCGTAGTTATTACCGACATTCATTCTCCTTGCGGCAAGGCGGAGGGCATTACTGCCCCCCGCCCGCCTTATTCCTACCGGCCAACCACGAGGCAATACACATCATTGTTCTGTGTATTCGCCGTATAGATGACACAGCTTGCACCAGTCCCACCATCCCAAGCCACAGCCTGAGCGGTTGACTTGCCGCTTACCGGAATCACGAACTCGATGTGACGAATCACTTCGCAATCGCTTGCAGCCGTAATAGTTGCCGTCGAAGGTGATGCAGACGTGAATGCCTTCGTCACAATCTCGGCAATCCATTCACCTGGCCGACGCGGATAACTTCCCCTTGCCTTTAACAGGTAAGGGAATTGGTATCCTTGAGCGAGGTCGCCATCAGTTGCAGCCGCAGGTTCGGGATAACCGCCCCAAAGACAAGCGAATGTCTTATTGGCGGTCGTCTTGAAACTTGCATCAATCGTGGTGATTTCCGTAACCCCGACGCCGGTCGTTGCTGGAGCCGCTGCCACAATCTCCCAGGGGATGACAAAGAATGCCCGTTTCACGAGTGTTAGACTCGTGGCATAGGTAATCTTCGCCGTAGTGTCACCACCACTTAGAACGGTCTTGGTGAGTTCCCACACGAGAGATTCGCGCTTCCTCCCAACTGAAATTGGGATTCCAAAGGTAAAGACCCTACCTTTCGCCCTTCCGTATCCGCCGATTGCGAATACATTGTGGTTTTTGGCTGCTTCACCCTTGAATGTCGGAGAGCGCCCAAGCGCGGTCACGCATACCGCTTCTGGAGTTGGCGCTGCCGCATAAGGCACTGGATACATCCACGCAACATCCGTAATGATGCTGGTGTCAGTCCCAAGCGTAACCGCTACGCTCGTATTCCCGTTGCCATCTTTGGCTGCCATCTCAAGCACACCATCCAAAGGACGATGCGGTAAGAGATCGGCTCTCCGACAGAGTAAGTTCGCCGTAAGGTTGGTTGTCGTTGCTGCCATGTTACACCTCCATCAGGTTAGGTGTCACTCGGCGTGAGTGTTCCAACCGTCTCGACCGGGCCACCGTAGGTGTTGTCGTCGTTCTTGACACCAAGCACAACCGCGTGAGCCAGTTTGTAACTGACTTCGACACCCTGTTGCGCCTGCCAAGCATATTTCTTGACTCGTTCACCATTGCCCTGCACTCCATTCCCGCCATGACCCTTCCAGATATGAAGAGCCTCATTGGGAAACTCGTGAAGGCGCAAGTAGTCCAAGTCCAGAACCACGCCGTCATACCGACGCGGGCCTTTGAATGCCGGGTGAATCATAAACGGTAACGGCGCGCCGGCGTATTGGGTCTGCATTTCAGGATACTTCAGATAGATGCGCCCATCTTCACGCATATTCATCTGCCAGTAACCCTGAAACGCCTTGATGACTTCGGTGCAGAGGCCGGAACCCATGAGGAAAACCTTGTTCTCTCCGCCTTCGTCATAGACGCGCTCGAAGAAGGTGAGAAGGTTTTCGAGGTTGATATTGGCCTTCGCGCCCACCTGCCAGATACGTTGCGCACCCGTGCCAGTCACCAAGTCACTTGCGGCGGTGTAAATCCCATAGGCTGTTGCAGAGTCACCTACGATTTGAGGAATAACGCCCCAAGTCGAATAGGAGGCCTTGCTATTGACGAAGGATCTGCCGCCCTTGCCGAGCAGGATACTGTCTTCGATCTTGCGCAGAACGGCGTCCAATGCGAGTTGCTCTTCGTGAGTCAGGATTCCGCCCGGCCCATAACCGGCAAGAGTAATTCCTTGTGCCATCATGGTCACTTGGAATGCCTCTTCCCACATCTGCATCGTGTTGGTCTGCGAAATCAGCGCGTGGGTGAGTACCTCTCCCACATCAGCGCCTTCCTCAACGGCGGGGCCGATAATAGTAGCATGAAGCCAAGCAGCGGAATCAGCCGTAACGTTCTCGGCGGTTGACGCCGATCCGACGTTACGGGTAACGGTAACAACCGCGCCGTCGACGGTTCCCATTGCCGTAACTTCCATCACTTCGCCAGATACGCTTACGGTTCCGGCTGCTGATGTCTGATACGTTTGATAGGAGTGGATGTGAATGCGGTCGCCAATCTTCAACAATTTGTTCGGATTGGTAATAGTGTGACTTGCGGAATCCCTGACTTCGAGATAGACGGTAGCGACTACCAGAGCGGTATCCGCTCCGGCTGCGGTCTGTCCTTTGATGTCAATATCCCGAATCTTGGGATGGTCGGTGAGTGTTTTGAATTCCACTTCAGGCGTGATCTTGCGCGGAACACCAAGTCCCTGCGTAAGCATACGATAAAGTGGAGCATTGAAACGCCCAAGCATGATAGCCCGCGAATCCGGTGACAGATCATAAAGCCTCTGTTCCGCAATCGGGAGAGTCGTGCTTGATGCGTTTGCAGTAGATACGATATTCGCCATTGTGAGTTTCCTAAATGTTTCTCACGCTGACGACAAGCCTATCGCTTGGCCGATCCGCCTCTTTGTGCAAAGGTATTGATACGTTCCATCGGATCGTCAGTCACTTGTTCGCCGCCACCTCCAGAACCAGTGCCGCCTCCGGCAATTACTGATCCTTTTGCGGTTGCGAGTTTCTGACCTTCCTTTATTCCCTCTTCTCGCGCCTTCTTTATTTCAGCATCAATGTCACGTTTGCCCAGACGCGACGCCTTGATTTCACTCATGAATCGCTTCATATCGCGCTGGTCTGCGAGCTTTGAGATAGGGATTCCACGCCTACGAGCCTCTTTTATCACCTCGCCATATCGCACATCTGCGAGTTCGGGATGACGCTCAACGATTAAATCGTGAGCCTTGACTCGTTCGACTTCGGTGGATTCCTGCATATCCTGAAAGTCGAAAAGCATTTTAGCGATCACGTCAAACCCAGATTCAAGTATCTCTGGATCGTCTGAATTGAGGGCTTCTTTCAGCCTCAATGCCGATTCGCGTTTCGTCTTTTTGATTGCTTCGGTATCAATCACCTGCCTGCGGGTCTCGCCAAGATCATCAGCGAGTCGTCCCCGTGCAATTTCCACGTTGGACAACCGCCCGGCCATGTTAGCCATAGCCTCTTGTGGCGTTGTCCCAAATTTTGCATACTCAGAGTTGGCGAACCAGTCATCGGTTTCAGGAGTGGCGGATTTCCCGGTTCCTCCCGCGCCGTTTGCGCCTTGATCTTTTAGTGCACCGGTGGCCAGATTAGGGTCGGCGGCAAGATCGTCTTGAGTCATTCGATCCTCGTTTTACTTTTTGGGGTTACGACCAAGATTTTTTCGATCAAGGCCGTCACTTATCTTCTTTTCTGTGTCTGGTTCATCATCTACCAATTCGACCATATCAATAGCCGTAATTGGGATGCTGAATCGGAACGAGTCGGAAATTCCACACACATCCTTCGTCATAATACGCGGGATGACTTCACTCTCCGCGCAGTGGATTTTCTTCGGTTGATTGTTCGTTGTGAGCCAGAACGTCAAGGGAAGTGCTAAATCCCTTTCTTTCCCGCCTCGCATGGTAACGTGCAGGTGCATCATTCCTCCGATTGTTGACGCTCAAGTTCTTGGGCTTTTATTGGAGCCATAGCAAGATGAGCGGCAAAGTTCTTTATCGTAAATAGTTTCAATCTGGATTCCCGTATTTTCTGCGGATCAAAGTTGTCTTCAAGCGCAAGTGATGCCATTTCGCGTTCGTAGCGTTGCTGCGCTTCAAGTAACTCTTGAATGAATGGCTTATTGCCGAGAACAGACGCTACGGTTTCCCAATAGACTACATCCTTAACAGGGTTCTGGTCTGCAACAGCAATGACGATGGGATTAAATTCAGGTGTTCTCTTCACACCAAACAAACGCCTAACCCATGCCAGCATTGCCACCTCCTTGTTGTTGCGCCATGAAATAGTTCATCATCGCCTGATTCTTTTGGTTAGTCTGCATACTGCCATCCTGCGGCATCAAAGCGTCAATAGCCGGTATCCCTCCGTCCATGTAAATCCGTCGTAAAGCCTCTTCTACATTCCCCCCGATAGTTGCCAGAATCGGCAACGTCCCTTGAAGCAGTTGAATCCGCGAAGCGCGGTCAACATCCGATATGAACATTGCCCTGAATTGATACTCGCCGTATTGGTCTTCACCCGGATTGCCAAACTGCTGATTCATTACGTGAATCATTTCGAGAAGATCAACTGCACCTTCGGAGTATATCTGACTGATTGTATTGATACGCGGCATGGCATTTTCGCTTAGGGCAATAACACCACGAGCCGTCTTATTCGATCCAACTCCGGCTTGTCCACTCGTGTAAGGCGTATTGCCTGATGTTGACTGCTCTTGCTGCTTCATCATAGACATAAGAACGGGCAATGTTGCAAGGACACCATTTGGAGACGGCTTAAACTCATATATCTGATCGGCTATTGCCAGACCGCCAGTATTGAACTCAATCGCTACAACCTTGTTAGGAACGTAGTTCTGAATCTCCTTGACATCCATTTCCATCTTGGCGTTAATGGCCTTCATCGGCCTTAGTTCCATGATTCCGGCGTCAATAGCCATATTCAGAAATGTCGTTTGGATAGCCTGATTATCGCGCAATGGTTCAATGAATCCAGTCGGCCAGAAATTATCCTCGTCCGTGCTTACCGATAGTTGAATGAATGGTTTTGCCTGATAGTCGTTTGGATTCTCTTGATTGACGCCATTGAGTAAAACGCCATCAAATCCAGTCCCTCCCCAGGGAATTGCAGAATACACGAATCGCTTGTCCTCAAAGTAACCCACCACACGAACGTTCTTACGCATTGGGTCAAGATCAATACTGCGAGTATCATACTGCGTGGTTGGATCATTACCAAACACGCCTCTTCCCATGCGATACTTGAGTCCCTCGACCTGCTTTTTTGATATGTAACCTTGTGACGCCTCTGCCCAATCCATGAGGAACTGAATTGACTTGACTGACTCCTCAATCACATATTCGCAGTCTTCCATTGATTTGCCACGAGGATCGGGATAAAAGTCACTACGTGGAACCAGGTCAACACGCGGGCCGTCAAATACCTCGCCCTGTCTGAATGACGCCTTAGAGCTTTGTAGGTCTCGCTCGTAAATCTTCCCGTATTCAGTCTGCCAACGAAGTTTAAGAATTGCCGAGCCGAACTTGACAGCCTGCTTTGCCGCGACTATCATCTGTCGCGTTATCCTGCCATCATGCACCTGATTACGCATCTTATTCTGAACATAAAATGCGCTTGCCGTAGTGGTCTTTGTTCCCGGCTTGGGAAGAACAGTGAACCATCCCTCAGAGTTAAGCCCCTGCTGAATACGAGGGGCTAAAGACTCTACTGCATCCCAAAGGACTGACGCGGTTACGCGAGAGATACGCTGATCTGGTTGAAAGATACGACCGCGCTCGTCTGTGGAGCGATTGAGATTGCTGAGTGAACCAAGCCGCAACCATTGGTCGAGATTGTTCCACTTGGTCAGATAGTCCTGATGTCTGTCAGACGCTATCCGATAGCGCGTGCCAAGCATAAGGCGAGTTTGGTCTATGGAGTCCATCAGTAACCTGTAATAGATGAATCCGGCGTATAGACATATTCCGAAGTTTGCGAATGACGGCGGTTATATCCCTTCACCGATTTAACCAGATACCGGAGAAGGTCGCAGAAGTCTTTGAATTTTTCCTCCAGTTTCTCGCTTGATATTTTCAATTCCGATGCCGTTCCCTTCAAGGTTTCGTATTTGAGATACTGAAACATTCGGATATGATTAGCGCAACGCGCACTGACATAAATTCTCGGCCTATTGCCGATTGTAAGTTGCCGTCCTTCTCGTTCCCATCTGGCTTTATCGAACGAAAGCATCTGTCTAATTATTTCAATTCCACTTCCAATCTCGGCCTCGCCTAAGTCCGATCCAACTTGCGGAATTGTAAAGTGCATCTTGACACCTGCATTGGTTGCCGCACGTCGTAATTCCTCAACCGTTGTTCTATTAGTATTCGGGTTATTCTGCTTGGCGTAGCGCGGGTCAATGAACCTGTCAACTATATTCCCGCCATACGCCTGTTCGATTGAATGAAACACCTTAATCAGATCGTTGTAATCGAACTGGTGTTGCTTTATCGAATCGTAGAACTTGCCCTCAAACGCACCTGAAAAGTAATTCGGCCACTCGTCTATGATATAAAAATTGTCTTCTGGATCGTAACCGTAAAGTCCCCAAGCAGGAGGACGTTTGCTGTGCGGATCAATAACCGAGTAAAGTTGTAGTTCGCGCCTGCGCACCTCTTCAAGCGTTATCTCTTCGACAACATGAACTTCAGGTGTGAATATCGAAAAGGCAATGTCGCGCATGATGATGAACTTACCATACACGCGAGCGTCTATTTCCGATTCGTCCCATTGGGAAATCTGTCTCTCAATAGCCAACTTGTGAACATATCCGCCATTACACCGGCAGTCGTCGCCATGCTTTTCGGGCGTCATACAAGAGCAATTATCCCATATCGTTGACTCCACCATCTTAATATCTTGGTCTCGATTTGACACAAGCATATCATACATCCATGCGGCCTGTAATAGTGGCGTCATAGTGAACATAAGGATTCCACCAGTTCCCTTGCGCATACGAGCAGTAGATGCTATGAAAATACTTTTGCGCGGAGGTTCGTCAAACCAAATCACATCTTTCGATACCGATTCAAACTTGTCATCGTCTTGGTCATAGGTAAGAATGTCGAACGAACTGCCATTCTTTAGTTTCCAAACTACCTCAAGCGACGTTCCGCCCTTCTTAGGATAACCGTCTGCAAGATCATACCTAAGCAGGCGTTTGAGAAGTGGTATAATTGCGTTACTTGCATCACCTTCACCTGTAAGAGCGGGCTTTTCAGCGCATATCCTGCCATCTAAAGGAGGCTTTGGATACTTGCCTTTAACCCAATGGCAACCTTTCATAGCGGCTACGAAATCCGCACATCCTCCGTAGGTTTTTCCGCTTCCGTTGCCCGCTATAAAGACGGGGATATGGCAATTAAGATCGTGAAAGAGCTTTTGTTTAGGATTTGGTTTGTAATACTTGAGCGGGTTACGTATCCTGTCGGTCAGGATAGCCCGCGCCATTTCGTCAAGGTCGTATGATTGCGATTGTTTCATAGTTGGTGGCAGGCCGGGAGTTGGGAGTGAATAGGCGAGGAAACTCCCGGCCTGTCGCAGTAACCTAAAGAGTAGTCCCGCCTGTTACGGCAGGAATTACGGTTGCTCCAGAACCGGCAATGACTTTTACCAAGACGCGCCACCACCAGAAATGACCGCGCCTGCGCCACCACGCACAACCCGATATTTCAGACACCATACCATGATGCCTGAAACCCCAACGCCTGCGCCAGTCGTTAGAAACTCATAGCCCAGGTCAATACCATTCGACAGTCCATGAAAGACAGGATGTAGGGCTGTCCCGTCAACTGGAAGTTCAACCACACCAGGAGCCGCAGGATTCTCTTTATTTCGCAAATCAGCCGCCCACACTGTCGGCACGGGCCATTGAATACGCTCAAGCGCATCAAATTCTGCTGTTGCTCCTGGTGTGCCCGTCAGAATATCCACGACCCGAAGTCCTGACCCAAACTCAAAGAATGTTGAATCGCCGTTGGTCGTGCAGACAAGCTCCGTTGAATCATAGACTTCAAGATAGAACTCTATCTCAACTTTCACCGGGAAATCCAACACCATGTGCTTGGCATCCGTGTTCCAGGCAGCCAAAGAAAAGTCGGGAGCGACCGTTAGATATTGCCAAGCATTAGAATTGATTTTGGCTTCGCCTGTTGCCAGTGAATCCCTCAAATCCTCCTGCATTTGCTCGGCATATTCAAGTTTAGTTGTCGTAACGGTATCCATCTGATTCTGAAGATAGTGGAATCCGCCAATGAACGGCACGCCAGCAGCAGGCTCTTCGGCTGTTGGCCAAGAGGTAATGCCTCGCGTGGTATTCCATTCGTAGAAGAGGGAATCCAGTCGGTCATACATTGACCTAAGTCCCGCGATCATTGGCGCTCCGGCTGTTCCGGGTGCCTCTCCCGCAGGCCACGTTGTGATTCCACGAGTCGTGTTCCACTCATAACGCAGGGAATCCACTAAGTCGTAAATCGCACGTAGAACCTCAAACTGATTTGCCCCACTCACCGGCGCTACCGCTGCCGGATATGTGCCAATGCCAGATGTCGTGCCCATCCACGACTTTAGTGTGTCGGCGATATTGGAGTCATAGAACTCATAATCCATCCTCTTCACGCCTGATGCGATCTTGGTCGCCGTCAATACCTGTCGAATCAATGCAGTTGGAGGAGGCACGTCCATAATCCAAACGTAATCTCCAACGGTAATCGTTGCCGATAAACCAAGAGACGCATCATTGCCTGCACCTTCAACCTCTTTGTCGAGTATCAGAGTCCCAGAACTTGCGGTGTATTCGAGAATCTGACACGCAGAGTTCTGAGGGGCAGCCAAATCGGTCGTTCTGGAAATATACACGAATTTGCCTACCAAATCGGTTGTGCCGATATAGGCGTATATCTCCGGTATCAGAAGAGTGTCATCTTCATATCCAGAGGCAACAGTAGTTGCGTAGATGAAAGGCCCGTAATCCTTCGCTTGCGCGACAGGAGCGGCAAGGCCAATCAGAATGATGGCCACCAAGAGGATGATGATTGTCTTTTTCATTGTTTTTCTCCTTACGCCAATGAAGCGTTGACGGAATTGCGGACGCACTCAAGCTCCACGTAGAACCCGGTGCAGGTAACATTGGCTCCAATTGCCGCGATGGTCAGAACCTTCGTTGTGGCAAGTAGATGACCAATGGGGATCGCAGGATTAACACCTGCCAATCCATTCACCTTGTCCTTGAATGTCGCATTGTCGGCTTCCGAGATGCAAACCTGAGCGAGCGGAATGGTGTCGTTTGAGGTCAACTTGATGCCGGTTGAAGCGGTTGCGGCGGTTACTGCATTGCCCTGGAACTTTGCAGACTTGATGAATACCGACCCAGTTGCTGTTGCGAGTGTATCTCCCGCAGACGTCGGATGGCCAGTTGCGTAGGACTTCTGGAAGATGAATGTCGTTCCCACGCCTTTGTCCGCGGCCATCCATGGCGGAATAAGGTGGAACTCGTCACCTTCTTTGGTTGCGGCGGTGAGAGCCGCGAAGGTAAGTTTGCCCAAGTCGGTAGAGGCCGATACGATAGACATCTCTCCGACCGTCAATCCAGTTGTCTGGGCGTTGTTCGCCTGAAACTGAATGACCCAGTTCTTGAAGTAGTCCGTGCCGTAACCCGCAAGCGCGTTGTCGGTAAGCGTGGTCGTAGCCAGATCACCATTGACATACACCTTGAGCGGCACGTCCATCTTCGTTGCCAGTTGACTACCCCAAAGAGCAGCAACCGGCGGATTTTGCCGCTTGATGTTCGGGAAATAGTCCTTCAAAACGTTTTTTGCCATGTCATCCTTCTTTCTTAAAAATAGAAAACCCCCACAGAGACTATGCTCCGTGAGGGCGTAATATAGACCATGAATCAACTATGTCAATACGTCACATTCCCGACAATTCCTAAACGTTCCTTCTTATTTTGCCCTTGAAGTAGCGAATTATCTGCACGCGGTCAAACCGCAACGGCTTTTCAAAAGAACAAAGTGGAGGAGGGAAATTGGGGTCTCTTCGGCGTAGTCGTTCAGCCCATTTGGAGTTCTTCTTCCGCCAACGACTGATCTGTAACAGCGTAACCGAGTGTTCGATGACCTTGTTCATCTTGTCACCACAAATAAAGTTATCACGCCGGTCACGAACATCACTATTCCATTGATTAACATTACGATTTCGAGTAGCGATATTCGGGATTTTGTCGGTATTTCAATAGGAAATATCCGATAATCCATTTCGGGCATTCCTTTAACCGACCAAGATACCTTATTCACCATCCTCTCCTGCGTTTTTGTGCCTTCCGACGAATGAGTTGACGTTCTTTACGAAGGAACTTAGTCCATTCTGGCGCGGTCATTGATTTCCTAAGCACGTTGCGGCGATAAAAGCGTGATGAATAGACGATCAATGTGTTGTCGCCTTGTTTGATTGGCTGATAAGCATACTGAAGAATCTTATCTATCCAGTCTTTAGTCGAACCTTCCGCACGCCATATATTCTCGACCGCCATATCGGTTATAATAGAATCCCACCATCCTTCGTGCGGATTCACTTGACACCCCATTGGTTTGACGCCATAAGATTTCTACGAATCTCGCCAGCAATCTTGACCGCATGATCTGCATCATTTGCGCGACACCAGACCTCAAGCATATTCCCACTTGTAATTGAGTGACTTTCTTTATTATTAATCCAAGCCTCTACAACATTAGTCACATCACCATTAGGGAACATCTCGACTAAAAATCCTCTATGGCACTCTTCTTTAGCAGGGTCTAACTCAAACTCCTCGATATTTTGGTTATTGCTGACGTATGCTAATGCAAGATCTTTAGTCGAAAAAACAGCATCTATTGAATACGAACTGTATTCCCCACTTGTGACCACAAAAACATTCACTTGACCTCCGTAAAATCAGGGTCGCGCCACCACTGCGTTCCGACTCTTTTGCACTGTTCTTTATGAGACAACATCTCCCAACGTTCCCTAAGTCTATTCATTTCCTTTCGTTCATTGTCCCTGATAGTCCTTAGTTTTACTATAACTATCCACGCTATTATCACTGATGGTATCCAATGTAGCCACGACATCACTTTACCTCCGTAAATTCTGCGTCCTGCGCGTTGAATATCGGCAGGCGACCATCCGCTATATCGCGTGCCGTCTCGCCTATCAGCTTCTTTTTTTCAGATTCCGACATCTGCGCAATCTCCTTCATCACCTTGCGTGTGTCCTCGTCGTATCCATGCTCCATCTTGCCGCTTATTACCTTCTTGTCGCCCAAAATCTTCGTCAAAAGCACCGCCGCCGTCTTGCTATCCGGGTGATCCATGCACCACAAGAACATCTTGTGCGCGAATACCTGACAGTTTTTGATCCCAAGTATCTCAACGGCTGTCACCATGCCAGCATCACCATCAGGCATCAGCCGCCGACTCATGCGTTCCTTCTCGCGGTCATCCGCCGTTGCCCAAAGAACCAGCAAATCTTCGGTTGTCATGCGCACAAGCGCGGTCGAATCGTCTTTAGCCACCGATAGACCTAATCTCGCAGACTTCCCAATCGTCCGCAAGTTGATCATCAACGTTAGGACGATAGAAACGAAACTCAGCATCAATTCCGTCATCCCTTGGATGGAATACCTTATCTACCAGTTGACAAAATTTCGATCCAAGAACTTCATTCTCGGCTACGTGAGGATCAAACATAGCCGAACAATGCAGGTTTTTACCACACACTATCCACCAGAAATCAGGATCGGAAGTCCTGCGAATAATCCGCGCCTTATCCCTACACTCCGCCAACGCTTCAAGATACGTCATTGCCTTAACCCTTTATCCTATACCGCTTGTGAACCCCGCGACCATTGACGCCCCCACCTTCGATTTCCGCCAGTCCTGCGGCTGCCAGACCATTCATCATGTTCTGAAAACGCCGCGTATCGCCCCAAACCCACTCCTCACACACACCCGACGCCCTCACCTCCGCTACATTGAACCAGTCTTTGCCCTTTCCCCAAGCAAAAACCTTCATCACATTGTCCAACTGCTTCTGTTTCACATCCCGCGACATACCGCGACTCGCCCAAACCGTGCGCTTCTTTCTCTCCCGCGCCGTTTTTGAGGCTATTCGCACTCGCTCCCGACACTCTGGAGTCGCATACGACCCGCTCCGTAGACCCGTATTGTGAACGACCTCGCCACAACCACACACACAGTAGCGAATAATGCCGCGACTGATGAGTCTCTCAAGACCGTTCATTCATCATCCTGACAATTTGATTCCAACGCTCGACTATTCGCCTGAGCGTCTTGTTCGCCGCCTCGATCCGCGCCGCCTCAAGGTAAATAAAGTCCGCGCAAAATCCAACCGGAGACTTCATCTTGCGAAACGACGGCGGAGCGAAGTCAAGTGCGTTCACGACCAGTCACCCTATTGTTTATTATCCCCTCTTGTTCCCTAAGATACCCGCCGCGACAAACAATGTCAAGAGAAATCTCAAAATATTTTCAGAGACCACCGATTTTCTCTTGATTCACCAACCGAAATTGACGATATTGTGAGCGCTGAAGGCCGAGTGCCAACCAAAGACCTTGAACGCTCGGCCCCGGCTCTCCGCCTTCAGCAGTGGTTTGTATTGGGTCGAGCGTTCAGTTTTTGGAGGAATCATGGACTTCGGAATGAACTATGTCGCCGGTAGAACCTACCAACCGAGACTCAGCGACATCAAGATCGAACGCTGCAACTTCCTGCCGCGAGACACTTTTATCTTGAAAATGGGCGACAGGCTGTTCGCCTCGGCCAGAACAATCCATTCGATCTTTGTCCACTATGTAGCCAAAGACTGCCAATGGGCTGTTGACCAAGCCGCTTATGATCTCGCCAAGCAAGGCAAAATCAGAAAGGCGTGGTTGAAACCATGAACTCCCTTGATTCTCAATGGGCTGACCTATACAAACAGTCTGCTGCATTGTCCGCGCAATCAGAATTATTGCTGAAATTCGCAACCATCTTCCTCCTCATCACAATAACATGGACGACGCTTTATATTATAGCGAGTGTGATTGCCTTTTGGTGGCGAAAGTATCACCCTAAAAGATGGTGGGATAAGGAATGAACAAAGGTGCATGGAGAGCCGTTCATAATCTCGGCCTGAAAGTCCGACACAAAAAGAACGTCAAGCGCCACGTCCAGAAATGCCGCGCTACTAACAGCCGCATCGTCCTGATCCCCAAATCCGAGATGCCGTTCAAGTGAGCACGAACAAAATCTACGCGGCAATCACCTATGAAGGCAGGCTTTCAAGCTCGCAACGAACAGTCCTGACCTATCTCTGCCATTGCTGGAACCACAAGACCGGGCGCTGTGATCCGGCTGTAAAGACCATAGCCAAAGCCTGCACTCTGGCCGTGCATACAGTTGAAGATGCACTCGCCGCCTTGAAGCGAAAAAACCTAATCACCGCCCAAAATCGTTTCAGCACGTCAAACGCATACGATATTTTAATAACTTACGAAAAAGGAAAATGTCGAAAAATTGTGACTTGAATAGCAATTCCTGCTATCCATTGAGTGCAGAATCTGCTATCCAACGAGTGCAGTTATTGGGAG